TATCTAAATTTAGATTGGACTCCCGTTCCTATTATTCCAAAGTTTGTTGACATTGTTGTTAATGGAATGTCTGATAGGCTTTTTAAAGTTAAGGCGTATGCACAAGATGCAATGTCTCAAGCTAAAAGAAGTAAGTATCAAGATATGATTGAGTCACAAATGGTATCAAAAGATATTTTGACAACCATAAAAGACAAGACAGGTGTTGATACATTTATGATGGACCCTGAGCAACTTCCTGAAACAGATGAAGAATTGTCATTGTATATGCAGCTTAACTTTAAGCCTGCTATTGAGATTGCAGAAGAAGAAGCAATCAATACTATTTTTGATGAGAATCATTATGACGATTTAAGAAAGAGACTTGATTATGACGCAGCAGTAATTGGTATTGAGGTTGCAAAGCACGAATTTTTACAAGGTACAGGAGTTCAAATTTCATACGTTGACCCTGCTAATATTGTTTATAGTTATACAGAAGACCCATTCTTTAAAGATTGTTTCTATTGGGGAGAAATTAAAACACTTCCTGTATTAGAGTTAATGAAGATTGACCAATCTTTAACAAGAGAAGATTTACAAGAGATTACACAATATAGCCAATCTTGGTACGATTATTACAACGTAGCACAATTCTATGAAAATAGTATGTTTGCCCGTGATACTTGTACTTTAATGTATTTCAATTATAAAACCACTAAGAAGGTAGTTTATAAAAAGAAAAAACTTGAAGGCGGTGGTTCTCGTGTTATTGAGAAAGATGAAACTTTTAATCCTCCAACAGAGATGATGGAAGAGGGTAACTTTGAGAAGATTGATAAAACAATTGATGTTTGGTATGAAGGTATTATGGTAATGGGTACCAATATTATTTTGCAGTGGAAATTATCTGAGAATATGGTTCGTCCTAAGTCAGCGTCTCAGCACGCATTACCAAATTACGTAGCGTGTGCTCCACGTATGTACAAAGGAGTCATTGAATCATTATGCAGAAGGATGATACCATTTGCTGACTTGATTCAAATTACACATTTAAAATTACAACAAGTTATTGCTCGTACTGTGCCGGATGGTGTCTTTATTGATGCTGATGGTCTAAACGAAATTGACTTAGGGACAGGCAATGCATACAATCCTGAGGACGCTTTAAGATTATACTTCCAAACAGGTAGTGTAATTGGTAGAAGTTATACCCAAGATGGAGACTTTAATAATGCAAGAGTCCCTATTACTCAATTAACATCTAACTCAGGCTCTGCTAAAACGCAGATGTTGATTACTAATATGAACCACTACATTGATATGATTAGGTCTGTGACCGGTCTTAACGAAGCAAGAGATGGTTCTAACCCTGACCCTAACTCATTAGTTGGTCTACAAAAGTTAGCTGCATTAAACTCTAATACAGCTACAAGACATATCCTTGATGGTTCTTTGTATGTTTATCGTTCATTAGCAGAGGCTTTAACTTATAGAGTTGCAGATATTTTACAATACTCTGATTTTAAAGACGAGTTTGCTAATCAAATTGGTAAGTACAATGTATCTATATTAGAGGAGATAAAAGACCTTTATATTTATGACTTTGGTATATTTATTGAGGTTTCACCTGATGAAGAGCAAAAAGCACAACTTGAAGGTAATATCCAAATGGCATTATCTAAAGGTGATATTAACCTTGAGGATGCAATTGACATACGTGAGATTCGCAACATTAAACTTGCTAATCAATTACTTAAGATGAAGCGTATTAAGACTCAAGAGCGTTTAGAAAGGAACGAAATGCAGAAGCAAGCAATGATGGCTCAGCAACAATTGAAGTCTCAAGAGATGGCAGGTCAAGTTGCAATGCAGAAGATTGATTTAGAAACAAGGTCTAAAATGCAGATTAAACAAGCAGAGGTAGCATTTGATATTCAGAAGATGGAGAAAGAGGCTGAGATGAAATCTTACCTAATGCGTGAAGAGTTCCAATATAGTATGCAGTTACACGGTGTTGAAGTAGGTACTTTGACTCAAAGAGAGCAAATGAAAGAGGATTCAAAATCTAAAAGAATTAGTCAACAAAATACCGAGCAATCTAAGTTAATTAATCAAAGAAAGAACAATTTGCCTCCAATGAATTTTGAGTCAAATGAGGATAGCTTGGATGGCTTTGACTTAGCTGAATTTGAACCTCGATAAAAATGTCAAAATTTTTATCTATTTTTGTATAAATAAAATCAAATCAAATGGAATATAAAGTTAGAGCCGTAGAAATGCTTGAACCTAAGAGTGTTCAAGAAGTGGAACAGAAGTTACTTGATAAACACGAAGAGTCGTTAAATCAAGAAAACAATGAAGCAGATAAAGAGGTTATAATAGACCCAATACCTGCAGGAGTTGATTTAAAGGATGAAGATGTTCTTTCATATATTGGTAAGAGATATAATAAGCAGATTAATTCATTGGATGAATTGGTAGCTGAGCGTAAAGAAGCTGAGCAATTACCTGAAGATGTAGCTGCTTTTATGAAATATAAGCAAGCCACAGGACGTGGGTTTGAAGACTTTGTCAAATTGGGAAAGGACTTTGAAACAATGGACCCTGACCAATTGCTTAAAGAATACCTTTCTTCCACACAGGAAGGTCTTGATAGTGATGACATTGAGACGTTAATGGATGAGTACAAGTTTGACGCTGAGTTAGACGATGAATCAACCGTTAAAAAGGCAAAAATCGCAAAAAAGAAAGTTCTTGCTGAAGCCAAGAAATACTTTAATTCCCAAAAGGAACAATATAAAATGCCCCTTGAGTCAAGAATGGCATTTGTTCCCAATGAAGAAAAAGAAGTGTACGAAAGCTATAAGCAATATACCCAACAGGCAAAGACCATAGAAGAGGAGAACAATCGTAAGCGTCAATGGTTTGACCAAAAGACGAATGATGTTTTTAGCGGAGAGTTCAAAGGTTTTGAGTTCAATGTTAATGACAAAAAGTTCACGTTTGCTCCGGGAGACGCCAATGAGTTGAAAAAGAACCAAGCTACACCACAGAACTTTATTAACAAGTTCTTAGATGAGCAAGGTTTGATGAAAGACGCATCAGGTTATCATAGGTCGTTGTCTATAGCAATGCATCCTGACAAATTTGCTAAGTTTTTTTATGAACAAGGGATGGCTGACGCTACTGACGATGTTACTCGTAAAATCAAGAACATCAATATGTCAGACAGAAAAGCCCCCGAAGTTGGTAAATCAACTGATGGAATGCAGGTGAAAGCGTTAAACCCTGATTCAGGACGAAACCTGAAAATACGCAGTATAAAAAGAATATAAACAATTAAAATTTTAAAAAAATGGCAAGTGCACTTTTAAGTAACCCCACCTTCGCCCTGCAGCCTTCTGCAGAACAGGTAGCGTTACAAACAAACTACATTACCAACTTTGATTTCTTGAATCAGTATCTTCCTGATACTTATGAAAAAGAATTTGAGCGTTATGGTAATAGAACAATCGCATCTTTCTTACGTATGGTAGGAGCAGAGATGCCGTCTAATTCTGACCAAATCAAATGGGCAGAGCAAGGACGTTTACACATTAAGTACACAAACTGTACTTCAGCAGCAGCGGCAGCAGCTTCAACAGCGACTTTCACTGTAGCTGATAGTGGTGTGACTTACATCGCTATCCGTGTTGGACAAACTTTGATGATTCAAAACAATTCATCAGGAGTTTTCAACAAGGCTATCGTTACAGCAGTTCCTTCAGCAACTACTTTCACAGTAGCTTACTATGAGACTGCAGGTCAAGCATTCGCAGTTTCTACTCAATGTACTGTATTCATTTACGGTTCTGAGTTCAAAAAAGGTACTAACGGAATGGTTGGTTCTTTAGAGTCTGAAGATGATATTTACAGCAACAACCCTATTATCATTAAAGATAAGTATGCGGTTAATGGTTCAGATATGGCTCAAATCGGTTGGGTTGAAGTTACTACTGAGAACGGTGCTACAGGATACTTGTGGTATTTGAAATCAGAGCACGAGACTCGTTTACGTTTTGAAGATTACTTAGAGACTGCAATGATTGAAGCGGTTCCCGCTGCATCTGCTTCAGGTGCTGCAACTGCAGGATACATTGGTTCTCAAGGTATTTTCTACGTTGTAAACAACCGTGGTAACGTTTGGGGTGGTGGTACTCCAACAACTTTATCTGATTGGGATTCTATCGTTTCTCGTTTAGATAAGCAAGGTGCTATCGAAGAGAACGTAATATTCGTAAATCGTGGTTTAAGTTTCGATATTGACAATATGTTGGCTCAATTGAATGGTTATACCGCAGGTAGTGCCGCTCAATCTGCTTCTTATGGTCTTTTCGATAACGATGTTGATATGGCGTTAAATTTAGGTTTCACAGGATTCCGTAGAGGTTACGACTTCTACAAGTCTGATTGGAAATACTTAAATGACCCAACAATGCGTGGTGGTTTAAGTAGTGCTGCTGCAACTGCAACCGGTACTATTACAGGTTTAATGGTTCCTGCAGGTTCTACTTCAGTGTACGACCAAATTATGGGCAAGAACGCTAAGCGTCCTTTCTTACACGTTCGTTACCGTGCTTCTGAAGCTGAAGACCGCAGATACAAGACTTGGATTACAGGTTCTGCCGGTGGTGCTGCTACAAGCGACTTGGATGCAATGGAGGTTAACTTCCTTTCTGAGCGTTGCGTATGTACCTTGGGTGCTAACAACTTCGTTTTATTCCGTTACGGATAATAAAGGAAGAAAATTACAGGGAGGGTGTCTTCAAAGACACTCTCCTTTTTTAAAAATTAAATCAAATTAAATTAAATACAAAATGGCAAAAAGTATAACATCTATAGACAAGGTCTATAAGTTGAAAATAGGAAACCCGCTATCTTACACGTTAGCGTCAAGAAATCACCCTCGATTCCCACTAATGTGGTTTGACGAGAAGAACAACCAAAATCGTGCATTAAGATATTGCACAAACCAAAAGTCCCCATTTGAGGACGAACAAGACGGAAACTTCATTATTGAGCCTATCATTTTTGAAGATGGCTTTTTAAGAGTCCCAAGAACAAACCCTGTACTACAGCAGTTTTTACACTACCATCCTTTAAATGGCAACATTTTTGTAGAGGTAGATA